CAGTTATAGATACTTCACGCAAAGCAATAGACAATGTTAAGGAAATTATAAAAGGTTGTAGAGGTATACTGAACTTCACTTATGGAAATTATAAAATTCTTGTTGAAACGACAGGATCAGCTTCCATAACATTGACAGAGGATAACATCATTGGTGGAATAACAGTTGCAAGTAAAAATAAAAATTCACGATACAACAGGGTTTTAGTAAATTTTATTAATCCAGATAAGAACTATCAATCAGATGAAGTACAATTTCCACCCGTTGATGATTCAGCCGAAACTAGTGCAGATCAACATGCAACAATGAAAACTGCAGATGGTGGTTTGCTATTAGAGGGAAGATTTGATTTTCCTACATTGACTAATCCTTATCAAGCAAGAGAGATGGCAGAAATTATTCTGCGAAGATCAAGGTCGAGTTTAGATGTTGTTGTAAAGGCAGATGGAAACGCAATGGAATTAGCCATAGGCGATATTGTGAATGTAACTCACGCAACTCCCAGCTTTAGTGCGAAAGCATTTAGGGTACAAGGGTTGGTTTTAAATGCCGATATGTCAGTAAGTTTAACTTTATCAGAACACCAAGATTCATATTATTCTTTTGGAACGCAAGTTGTTGCCGCTACTATTCCAACTACAACATTACCAAATCCTTTTTCTGTTACAGCGCCAGCAAGTGTAATATTAACAGATGAACTCATAGAATATAATGATGGAACTGTTATCACTAGATTAAATATTTTGGTTGGTGCAAGTACGGATAAATTCGTTCAATATTATCAGGTTGAAGCAAAATTAAGTACGGAATCAGATTATAAGATTATCAGTCAAGGAACACAATTAAATCACGAAATGATTAATGTTATAGATGCTAAAATTTATAATGTAAGGGTTAAATCAATTAATTCTTTAGGGGTTAGTTCTAGCTATCTTTCTGCCAATAGAACGATTGTTGGATCGGTAGCACCACCTAGTGATGTAACAAATTTTGCCATTAATATTATTAATGATGAAGCACATTTAACTTGGACTGCCATATCTGACTTGGATTTGGATTATTACATCATTCGCTATTCCACAGCAACAAGTGGGGCAACTTGGCAAAACTCCATTGAACTTGCCGACAGAATTGCTAGACCAGCAACAACTGCTGTTTTCCCATTAAAGACAGGCTCTTATCTCATTAAGGCGAGGGATAAGCTGGGGAATGAATCAAACAATGAAACAATCATTACAACAAATATTGCTAGTGTTAATTATAGCTCTGTTTCCACAATTAATGAGCATACAGGATTTTCTGGAATAAAATCAAGTGTATCTGCAACAACGATAGATGGAACTGTCTATTTAGCTTTAACTGCTAGTGGTACTTTGGGTGCTTCTGATACAACTGTGCCAACATCTGGAAGTTACTTATTTAATAATTCCATTGATCTAGGGGCAAAATATAAGGCACAAGTTGCCGCTAACATTACCCAAACCATTCAAGATGTTGCTGATTTTTTTGATAATAGAAGTGGAAATTTTGATGATGCCTCTGCGCCATTTGATGGGGTATCAACCTCTAATTGCACTACACAGTTACAAGTGGCAACCTCTGATGACAATGTTACCTATTCAAGTTATTCAACTTTTGTTGTTGGCGAATACGAGGCACGATATTTAAAATTTAAAGTTTTATTTACAAGCACAGGAACGGCACGATCAATGATTTCAGCTTTAAGTGTTACAGCGAGTGTGCCAATAAGACGAGAATTTGATAGTGATGTTTCTAGTACAACAGGAGTAAAGGCAATAACTTTTACACACGCATTTAAAACTTCCCCAGCAATAGGAATTTCAGCACAAGGACTTGCAACGGGCGATTTTTATAGTATAACAAGTAAATCTGTTTCTGGCTTTTCTATTCAGTTTAAGAATAGTAGTGGATCAGGAGTGGATAAAACTTTTGATTGGTTGGCAGAGGGCGCTGGTCAAGTAATTACATAGGGATAAAATATGTCGCAACACGATTTTGTAATAGCAAATCAATCTTTTCCAGATACACGATCAGATTTGAATCTTGCTTTACAAGCATTGGCTTCAACCAATGTTGGAACTTCAGCACCATCAACAGTTTATGCTGGACAAATTTGGATTGATTCTACAACTGCGACAGCTTGGCAACCGAAAATTTATGATGGTGCTGCTTGGATTAATTTGCCATTTTACATAAATACATCTACTAATGATGCTAACTTAACAACAGTAGAAGTAACTGCTGTGGAAAGCGATCCACAGGCAACAGCTTTAGCGATTGCATTAGGCTAGAAAAGGAAAAAATATGGCTAATACTTTTAAATGCGTTACATTTGCGGCAGAACCAAATTCGAGTGGCACTCCGTATGTTATGTACACAGTAGCATCAAGCACAACAACAGTTATTCTTGGTTTAGTTCTTTCCAACATTCATTCATCTTCTGTCACAGTAGAGGTAGAATTGGTTAGTGATACAACAAACAGAGGTGGCACAAATAATGTTGCCAACGGAACAGCTTTTTTAATTAAAGATGTAACCATTCCTAGCGGAAGTTCTTTGGAACTATTATCTGGGGGGAAAGTAGTTATGGAAGCAACTGATATTTTAAGAATTGACTGTTCAGTAGCAGATAAGGTTTCAGGCACACTTTCCATAATGGAAATAACATAGGATAATCAATGGGCTACATAGGAAATAAACCTACAGCAGTTCCTCTAACGAGTGCTGACATAGAAGATGGAGTTATAAGTGCTGCCGATTTGGGAGCAAACTCCGTTGACAGTTCAGAATTGGTAGATGGAAGTATTGATTTAAGTCACTTATCAGCCTCAGGAACAAAATCATCTTCAACATATTTTAGAGGTGATAATAGTTTCGCAACTATTTCTGCTGGTACTGCTTTAACTGGCTCTACAAACAATACTATACCAACTGTTACTGGAGCTAACGCAATTTCTGGTGAAGCTAATTTACAATTTGATGGTACAGATTTAACAGTTTCAACTGGAAATGTTGTTATAGGAACTGCTGGAAAAGGAATTGATTTTTCAGCTCAAACTCCTACAAGTGCGACAGGAGCTACAACAACTGCTGAACTATTAGACCATTATGAAGAAGGAACGTGGACTCCAACTGTAGGTGGAACTGCAACTTATCATAATCAACATGGAAAATATACTAGAATTGGTAGAATGGTACATATGGAAACTACCTTTCAGGTTAATGTACTTGGGACTGGTAGCACCACCACCATGTCAGGATTACCATTTAGCTGTGTACACATGGGGTCTCTATCACGATATGGAAATGGAGGAGTGAGCGTTGTAATGCTGAATCCAAATCCAAACACAGGAACTACTGTTACATTTAATGGAATGACAGCAGCAGCTTCAGTAATAACAGACAATTTGACAATTTTTACCAACGGCACACAAGTATGTGTTTCATTAATGGGTGAATTATAATGATAAGGAGTGATGAATGATTTTAACAAAAAGGAGTAAAAAATGGCAATAACTAAAGAAACGGAAATCGGAACGATGGAAGTGGTAACAGCATTTAAGCATATCCAAGTAAGAATGGATACTGTGATTAAGGAAGATGGTAAGGAATTATCTCGTTCTTTTCACAGACACGTTGTGACACCTGACATTTCTGCTGAAGATTTAGCGAAAGAACACGCTGAAGTTCAGACGATAGCCAATAGTGGTATTTGGACACAAGCGATTAAAGATGCTTGGGCTGCGAAATTAGCTAAAGATAAAGAAGGATAATAAATGGCACTTAGCAAGATAACAAATTTATCCATACTTGATGATACAATTGTCAATGCTGACGTAAACTCGTCGGCTGCGATAGCCAAAACAAAACTGGCATCACTGGATGTTGTCAACGCTGACGTTAACGCGTCGGCTGCTATTGCTATGTCTAAATTAGCTACGGATCCAACGAATGCAAGCAACCTCGCGTCCGGTACGGTTCCGACAGCTAGACTTGGGTCAGGAACAGCTAGTTCAAGCACAGTATTATACGGAGATCAGACTTATAAGGCAGAGCCAGGTGGAGTCAATACTCCATTGATATATATAAAAATGGGCAGTGCTCAAGCTGTATCAGATAATACTATTACAAAAGTAGAGTTTGATACCGAAATTTTTGATACTGAAGGATCATTTGATAGCTCTACAAATTATCGCTGGACTCCACAAACTGCTGGTAAATATTATATATGTGCTGGTGTAGGAATGACAGCTTATGGAGTAGATCAACTTAATCAAGCATCTGTATATATTTATAAAAATGGAAGTAATGATATGCATCACAGAATTACTACTGCTACTAATTATTTATATTGGTTGACACCTGTAGTTTCAA